AACAGGGTCAACGTGGCAGACACCACTGGGGGGTGTATTCAAATCGTCTCTTTGGTGAATGGTGTGACGACATCGGTTGATGTTGTATTCACCGCCAACGAACTCGGTTAATTTTATTTGTCGAATCGGATGAACTAAGGAGGATTTGAACCATGCCGATGATTAGTGAAAATTGGGCGAATCTGCTTTTGCCCGCATTGAAGAAAGTATTTTTTCAGGGGTTGGATGAACGGATGCAAAGCGTCATCCCCATGTTTTTTAATGTCCAAGCATCCACGCGCAGTAGTGAACAGACATTAGGTGTTGAAGACATCAATCAAATTCCTGAATACAAAGGTGCTTTGGAATATGCCGATTGGAATGAAGGCTATCTGAAAACCTTTGAATTCCCAGAGTATGCCCTCGCCATCTCCATCGAGCGCAAATTGTATGATGATGACCAATATAACATCATGAATCAAAGTGCGTTGCGGATGGGTTTATCATTTGCGCGGACACGCGAAACACATGCGGCATCTGTGTTTAATAATGCGTTTAGTGCGTCTTATTTGGGTACAGATGGCAAGGCTTTGTGTGCTACTGACCATCCATTGGGCAATAGCAACCCCACCGCCGCAAGCAACAAAGGCACATCTGAATTGTCTGTATCAAGTGTCATTGCCACCTATGAGGCGATGCTCACCACCAAATCGCCGAGCGGGGCGGTTCATAATGTTATCCCCGACACGTTGCTTGTTCCGCCAACGCTTGCCGCCAAAGGCTGGGAAATCATCAATAGCACGCTGAAACCTGACACAGGCAATAACAATGCCAATTTTGTGCAGGGACAAGGCATGAAAGTTGTTACATGGAACTATCTCACTGATACCAATAACTGGTATATGGTAGATAGCCAATTGGCGATGATGCACCTGCATTGGTTTAATCGTGTGCCTGTCGAATTTGCATTTGACCCGACTGGGAGCTACAACCTCAAAGCAAATTATCGCGGATATGGGCGTTGGGGATATGGCTTTGATGATTGGCGTTGGATTTACGGTCACGAAGTCGCATAGTTTTGTAGACGCATAAAGCATGTTATTGCGCCTGAAGGCGCGGAAGGATTGATTATGAGTGCTACAAATTATGATGACCTTGAGCTAGAAGGTGATTTGTCGGTGGGGGGGAATACATCCCTCACTGGCAATTTGACGGTGACGGGCGCGGTATCTGGTCATAAGGCGTTGGCGTTGGCAAGTGCCGATGGTGCTATCACCCTTAAAGATGGTGTGGTGTTTATCACTAAAGCGGGGGTGGCGGCGTTGACATTGGCAGACCCGACTGATGTTACTGATGATGGCAAGGTGTTGCACTTTATCAGTAAAACCGCCAATGCTCATACCGTGACAATCGCGGGAGGGCTTAATGGCGCTGGGTCTGGTGCTGATGTTGGCACATTTGGCGCGGCGGCTGGCAATCGGTTTAGCGTCATTGCTCATGGCGGTAAATGGTGGTCATTTGATGTCGCTGTTAATGTGACGTTTGCATAGAGGGGTGACGTATGCCAAAAATTGACGTTATCCGCTTGGTTGTTGATGTGGCAGGCTCTGCGGGGTCTGCCACTGGAAGCGCCACATCGCCCGATGGGGTGAATGGGCGCATTTTGGCAATTCATACCGATTACACGTCACAGCCTGCGACTACGGATGTGACAATTACGACATCATCGCCCGCACAAACCGTTTTGACGCTCACCGATAACAACACGGATGCACTGGATTATCCGCGCCGATTGGTGCAAGGTGCAACGGGGGCGGATTTATCGGCGGTGTATGATGCGTTTGTGGTGGCGGGCAAAATCACGGCAACGGTGGCGCAGGGCGACCCTGTGACGGCTGGTGTTGTGGTGACTGTGTATGTGGAGCGTGCGTAGCCATGTTTACTTACACCCCATCGGCAACACCTGATGACATTACCCGTGTGCGGTATCACATTGGCGATACGGTTGAGGCGACTGCAATTTTTACCGATGCCGAAATCACGATGGAAATTGCAGAATCGGGCGGGTGGCAATTGGCGGTGTTGAATTGCATCCGTAGCATTATTGCCAAGTTATCCGCCGAACCGAATTTTACGGCGGATTGGTTGCGGGTGGATTATGCGACTGCTTTGGCGGGGTATCAAAAATTGTTGGCGCTGAAGGCGAATCAATTTGGCATGTCGGCTGGTACAACATCGCCCATAGCATCGGCGACCGTGCGCGTGACACGCTCCGATTGGAGTGATACATGAGACCGTTAACCCGCATTGGCGCACAAATCACCAAATATTTGACCGATACATGTCGAATTGAGCGCGAGACATCCACACAGGATGCTATGGGCGCACATCGGCATGAGTGGTCACTCGTTGCGGATAATGTGGCGTGCCGATTGATTAGCGGTAAGGATTCGCGGACGGCTCACACGGTACGTATTGGCGAGCAAGCCGATTTGAAAGAGTCGTATCGGGTGGTGTTGCCATTGGGTACGGATGTGGATGGTGGCGATAGGGTCATCATTGACGGTGTTGTGTATCGGGTGGTGGCAATGTCGCGCATGACGGGTTTGTATTTGATGGCGGTGGTGACGACATGAGCGATGGCATTAGCTACCAAGTGGATACACGGGCGCTAGAAGACCTCATCAAAAAGATGGACGTCAATTTGGGCGATTGGTTGCGCGGGGTTGCGGAGGAAATCCGTAATGACGTGGTGGCATCGTTCAACACGGGTCCGAATGGGCGGGCGTACCCACGCGGGAATGGTAAAGTGCATTATGCGTCCTCTCCGAATTACCCGCCAAACATTGATACAGGGGCGCTAAGGGCAAGTATCCGTGTTATCCCCAAATCGAAATTGCGGTATTGGGTGGCGGATGGTGTGGAATATGGGCATGGATTAGAGGTTGGCACGACACGAATCCGCCCACGTCCGTTTATGCGCCCTGCGTTTGACAAATGGACACGCGGGGGGAAGCTGGCGCAATCGTTGGAGGGGTGGATTAAGCGATGAGCAATCCGATTGGGTCATTATATACGGCGGTGTTTGGCGCATTGCAGGGACTTGGCGCGGTGTATGCGGATTTTGCGCCACAGAACGCCACAAGACCTTATACCGTGTTTTTTTTCGTATCGGGTGGAAACACCCGTGAGGTGAAAAATAACCGCCAAATTATCGTGTTGACGGTGAAATGCGTGGCGGATTTATTGGCGGACGCGGTGGCTGGTGCATCTGCTATAGATGCGATTTTGGCGGATGCTGGTCGGTTTGATGGGGGTGTGATTGTGGGCGATGCCGATTGGGACATTTGCACGATTACACAAGATGGTGATGTGTATTTGCGCGAGGATGATGAGCAGGTCGTGCCGATATATCACGTTGGTTATCAGTATGAGATAGTCATGGAGGCGAAATAATCATGGCAAAATTGAACGGGAACAATGTCTATTTGACAATTGACGGCGTGGATGTGAAGGCATATTGGAAAAGTGTGAGTTTGAACCCCACCGCCGATACCACGGACGTGACGGCGGGTGCGAACACCACTCACAAACAATATGAGGCGGGGTTGATTGACACCGATATGAGCGCGACCCTTGCGTATGATGACGTGAATCAAGCGTCATATATTCAACGGTTGGCGGTTGGTCAAAAGGTGTTGATTGTTTATGGTCCCGAAGGGGCGACATCTGGCAAGCCGAAGCACGAACAATATTTTATCGTGACCAGTGCCGCCACCGAGCAGACCGTAATGAAAGATGCGGTTGTGTTTGATATGTCGTTTCGCGGGGCGGATGCTCCGGTTGTGGATATGTATGATGGTGGGGTGTGGTCATGATTGACGGCGGGCAGGTCGAAAATCCAGTATTTGATTTTGATGATATTTCGTGGGCGGACGAAAAAGAAAAATCGTTGGCTCTGAGTGCATTGTCTAAGGCGCAAGCATCGGGCGATGTGGATGGGCTGGCGCTGGCGTTTGGTCGGGTGGAGCAATATATGACTAAATGCTTGGTGAGCGTTCCGCGTGCGTGGCTGGTGAAATCTGCGCCTGAGACTATCAATTGGGGCGAACAAGCGTCTTTTGCGTATATCAAAGGCGCGAAATTCACCGATTTGTTGCAGGCGTTGAATGTGGCGCAAAGTGAAGCCCAAAAAAAATAAGGGAAGCCATTTATCTGAGTCGGATAGCGCCTAAAGATGTGGAGCTGGAGGATGATGAGGGATGGCGGATTACACGGGCGCAATTGGCGCTTGAG